ACTGAACTTTCCGGCAACCTTTACAAGTGCAGTGGTGATGTCACTGTCATCAGTGGTTCTGGTGATGTCAGGCCATATGGTTTGTACTCATTCCCGACAACAGTTGGAACGGCAAACTATGTTCTGAAGACGAATGGAGATGGAACAACAGATTGGGCTGCATTCAATAACCCAACTGTGTTCCAAATTAGTGGAATTACAAGTGATACTAACGCCATTGCAAGTACTTATTATGTTTTACTTTCAGGTTTAACACTTACGCTTCCCGCTTCTCCAGCTGCGGGTGATTACGTTGGTATAATTAATAGAAGCAACACCGTCACCGGAACAATTGCTCGAAACGGAAGCAATATTATGGCTTCCGGAGCTGATCTAACCTTAGATAACATAAATGCCAGGTTTAGATTGGTGTATGCAGATGCCTCTGAAGGTTGGGTAATTCTTTAAAAAAATGACTAATTATTCTGACTACATTGCCGAAGCTGCCAACACCGCGAAGCTAGACGTTGTTCAAACATTTACAGCAATTCAAACGCTGACAAATCCTGCCATTATTGGCACGATTCTTGAAGACGTTTATACCATCACCGATGGCGCTGCATTTGAGGTTGATCCAGGTAACGGCAGTGTTCAACTGATTACCCTTGGGGCAAACCGCACACCACTGGCAACGAACTTTGCAGCAGGTGAGTCGGTGACTCTGATGGTAGATGATGGCACTGCTTACACCCTGACGTGGACTGATTCCACTTGGGGCACTGGTGGTGTTATTTGGACCGGAGGTAGTGCACCCACATTGGCAACTAGCGGGTACACTGTCCTTCAGTTCTGGAAGGTCGGTTCTCAAGTGTACGGCGCTCTTGTTGGAGAAGTGGCATGAGGCACCCACACGGTTTAAGAGCTGCTGCTGGTGCTGCTGGTGGCGGCTATAGCGGTGATATTGCAATAGCACAAGATGTGTCTCCAGGTATAAATGTTTACCCTTTTAGTTCAGGAAGTGGGTTTGGCACAAGATACTCAAATCCGGCAACATTACCTTCTGGCAGTTCTTATTCGGTCGCATTTAGTCCTAATGGGGCAACTATTGCTGTAGCTCATGGTTCTGGATCAGGAATAAGCGCATACCCGTGGTCGTCAGGAACGGGGTTTGGTACAAAATACACGAATCCCGGAACATTACCTGCTGGCGGTGGTCTTGCAGTCGCATTTAGTCCCAATGGTGCATACATTGCTGTAGGACACAACAGCAGCCCTTATCTGACCATCTATCGATGGTCTCCTGGATTCGGCCTAAACTATTCTCCAGCAGCAACACCGGGCAATGCTGCTGGTCTCGGAGTTGCATGGAATCCTACCAGTACAACTATTGCCATGGCACACGTTGCCAGTCCATATATTGACGCTTACCCATGGTTTCCTGGGTTAGGCTCAAAATATGCTAATCCAGCAACCCTGCCAACCAGTTTTGGGACTTCAGTTGCGTTTAGCCCCAATGGTTCAGCCATTGCTGTAGGACACTACTCCTACCCGTATATCAGTGTTTATCCATGGTCTCCAGGATTCGGTACAAAATACCCCAATCCCGGAACACTACCCAATGGAAATGTTAGGGGAGTTGCTTTTAGTCCTGATGGTTCAACGATTGCCTTAGCTGAAGAAAGCTTTACTCGCATTAATGCTTACCCATGGTCTCCCAGTGGATTTGGCACAAGATATTCTAATCCAGCAACATCACCACCTGGTTCCTGTTATGGCGTTACGTTTACTCCTGATAGTAAAGTGATAGCTGTTAGCCACGACTCCAGTCCTTATATCAGTGTTTACCGATGGTCTCCCAGTGGATTTGGCAGCAAGTACGCCAATCCTAGTATACTTCCTACTGCTCGCGGCTGGTCCGTCGCCTTCAGCCCTGGTGCACCGTAATGAACAAAACCGTAATGAACAAAATCGAAATTCTCCAATCCGCCCTTGAGGAACGCCACGATGAGATCTTGGGCTACCAAATCAACATCGACAATTACACGCGAGCAATCGCCAAGATTGATGCTGAACACGCAGACAATTCTGCGATGATTGAATTCAAGGCTTGCCTACAGGATCTGCTGGAATCGTCCAAAACTGAACAACTCAAGGCGATCATCATCCGTGATGTCATCGCGGACCAGCTCACCGAATTGGAGGCATCCTGATGTTTTACGTTAAGACTGCACCTGATGGTGCACTGGAGCAGTACCCCTACACGCTGACGGATCTACGTCTGCGAAACAAAGGTACGAGCTGGCCGAAGCAGATTAGCGATGAAGTAGCTGCTGACTTTGGTGTATTTCCGGTTACACCAGCGCCGCAACCGGCTGACAACTACACCGTCAACTTAGAGCGCACCGCCATTAAGCAAGGCAGCGCATGGGTGGAGCAATGGATTGAGAATCCTGCCACACCAGAACAAATTGCGGAACGCACTGCAGCCAAGGCAAACGATGTTCGCACCGACCGCAATCAACGTTTGGCAGACTCCGACTGGACACAGCTTGCCGATAGCCCGCTGGATCCTGACGGCAAAGCTGCCTGGGCGTTGTACCGGGAAACTCTGCGAATGGTCCCTCAGCAGGCTGGCTTCCCTTGGAACGTGCAGTGGCCGCCTAAACCTGGCACCAACTAAAATAGACTTACTTAAAAGTTGAATTAACAACTTTAAAACTATGTCTATAAAACTAAAAGATGCAGCAAAATTTTACAAAGAATTGCCGCATCAAAACTTAGCATGGGATTGGTTGCAAAAATCAATCCCGAAAGAAATCTTAGATAGTTTTGCAGAGAAATATAGAAAAAAAGAAACGAATATTAGTGATAACAATAGCTGGGAAGGTGTTTACAAAGCCGCAAAAGAAGCTGGAGCTGTATTTCCAGAATGCGTCTGTGCACAGTGGGCATTAGAGTCAGGGTGGGGCCAGCATTTCTCTGGCACCTGGAACGCATTTGGCCTGAAGGGAAGCGGCAGCTCAGTTAATACACAAGAGTTTATTAACAATACTTGGATCACAATCAGTGCCAGCTTTATTGACTTTCCTGATCTAGAAACTTGTATTTACTACCTGGTTGATCGGTGGTACAAAGATTTCGGTCGATTCAAAGGAGTCAATCGCGCAGCTAATCGCAATGAATGTTGCGAGCTTTTGGTTAAAGAAGGTTATGCTACAGATCCCGATTACAGTACCAAATTAATTCAGATTCTCGACAGACAGCTTAGTACTCCCGGCTGCAATGTCCCAGAAGATACGAAAGAAAAAATTCTGTCTGTTCCCTACGAGTACCAGCTAGACAATCAATCTGGCACTGGATACCGGGAGTGCTTTTCATCGACGTGTGCCATGATTGCACGTTATTACGGCAAGGTCAAAAACGACGATGAATACAACAAAATACGTTCCAAGTATGGAGACACAACCAACAAGGATGCTCAGTTAGAAGCACTGCGCAGCCTGGGGCTCACTGTAAAGTTTGTTACCAATGGTAATAAAGCTCTGTTGGAAAACGAAATCCGTAATAGCAGGCCCGTAGCAGTTGGCTGGTTACACAAAGGCAGCGTTTCCTACCCAACTGGCGGTGGGCATTGGACTTGCTGTATTGGTTTTACGCCAGATGCTTTTGTGTTCAACGACCCCAACGGAGAAGCAAACATGGTGAGCGGTGGGTACGTCAGTAATAGCGCCAAGGCAGGAGCAGGTGTACAGTACAGCCGAAAAAATTGGCTAAGGCGCTGGGAATGCGACGGGAAAAACACGGGGTGGGCGATCCTTGTATCGAAATGAAATGCAAAAAAGATCCGCACATTCGCGTCAATATGTGCTGGGAAATTGGAGACAAAAAAAAATGCGTCACTCTAAGTAAGAATGACGCACTTACAACTCGTGATTGGGTAGAAGAACAAGGTGGTGTTGTCTTCTGGTTTCAGGCTTTGCCTGATTAGCGCTGCTTTGCTTTGCCAACCACAAGCGCCAATGTCTCCAGCACCTTATAGAATTTTGACACCAGAGCGTCATCCTTGGGAGTAGGAGTTAAAGCTGTAATTGCAGATGCAGCGGCATGCACTGCAAGCAGAACTTCGATGTACTTAGAAATGTGTTCCATAACCTGGAAGC